CGAGGATCTCGGCGGCCCCGGCTACGCCAACATCGGCCAGCCCGGCGTCGAGGGCAAGGCCATCCGCGAGGAGAAGACCGACTCGTGGCTGCTGCGCGGTCGCCGCGTCACCGTTCCGGTGGTCCTTGAGCCGGCCGCGGCGTGGAAGATCACCGGGGTCGCGGCATGACCTGGAAGGTCACCGCCCCCCTGGTCCTGGCCGTCAACCCCGACGGCCAGGTCGACCACGTCTACTCCGGCGGCGTCATCGACTGGCTGTCCGACGATCAGAAGGCGCACTTCCTGGCCGAGGGTCTGGTGGTCGACATCGACCGCCCGCAGTCCGATGAGGATGTGCCGCACGCCGCGGCGACCAAGGCCGAGCTGATCGCCTGGCTGGTCGAGCACGCGGTGCGCGACGACGGCGGCGAGTACACCGCCGGGGCCCTGCAGCCGCTCAATAAGGACGAGCTGCGGGCGCTCATCGAGGCGGTCGACTGAGGTGGGCCGCTACGCGGTGCTGGGTCCGTGTGTGGTGGGAGATCTCCACTACGCGCAGGTTCCCGCCGAGCCCATCGAGGCCGACGACACCCTGGCGGCGGCGCTGGTCGCCGCCGGGGTGCTGGCCCCTGTGGATGCCGGCGCGGACGAGGTCGACCCGCAGGACGAACATCCGGCACGCTCCCGGCGTCGGCCCGCCACCAAGGACTGACCGCTGTCGTGACCGCCCCCTACCTGGATATCGACGAGTTCACCGCCGAATACCAAGGGGCGCTGTCCGACGGTGAGAGCATCACCGCCGAGCGGCTGCTCCAGGTGGTCTCCGACAGCATCCGCACGCGCAAACCCGACGCCGATCCCACCGCCGCGGCGCTGGTGGTGTTCGAGGTGGTGCGCGACGCCATGGCGTTCGGGCATCTCGGGCCGCTGTCGAGCTTCTCGAATATCACGGCCCACCGGCAGGAGTCCGGGACGTTCGACGGATCGGCGCGTACCGCCGACGACTTCCTGACCGACCGGCACAAGAAGATGCTCGGAATCCCCACCGCGGCAACGCTTGCGCCGCGGGCACGGTTCACGGCGGGCGACTACTAGGTGGGCGTGTTCCGCGCCGGTTCGCAGCGGGTCGGCATCGAACGCGAGCGACCCGTCCTCGACGACGGCGGCCGTCCGGTGCTCTCGGAGTTCGGCGAGCCGCAGACCGTCGCCGTCGTGTCCTGGGTGGATGGCTGCCTGTTCGAGGTTCCCCAGGCCCCCGACGAGCAGCAGGGCGCGACTGTGACCACCTCTGAGACCGGGTGGGCCATCCTGCCGGTCGGGGCTGACGCGGTGATCCCGGCATCCCCGGCCCCGATTCCGTTCTTTGGCACCGACGGCAACCCGGCCGTTTCGTCGTCAGACCGGCTGATCCACGACGGCCTGCGCTACGTCATGCGCGGAGACGCCGTACTGGAGCGCGACCTGCGCGGACGCCCCGATCACGTCTTCTGCCGCTGCGAACGAGAGCGCGGATGAAGTTCGACATCGACCGCGACGCACTGGCCGCCGAGATCGGCCAGCAGATCCAGGCCGCCATCGCCGCCGGCGATTACGACCCCCAGCTCGACGAGTTCATGCAGAACGAGGTCGTCCCCGCATGGGTGAATAACTCCCCGGAGGATGACGGCGACTACAAGCGCTCGGTCGAGGTCAAGCACCCCGCCAGGAACGGCAAGGGCGCGGTCGGAACCTCCATCGGCTACGCCCACATGATCGAGTACGGCACCAACGACACCCCGGAGTTCGCGCCCAGATCCAGGGCCGCAGCCAGCTTCAACAACGGCTCCACCGGCGACTACGGCGGACGGCGGGCGAAGTGAGCACCGACCTGTACGACAAGGCCGCAGCCCCCGCCGAGGCGTTTCTACGGGCCTGGCTGCTACCGCTGGCCACCGACCCAGCCCTCGTCGGCTCGCGGCGCTGGCAGGCCGGAATGGCCCTGCCCTACCGGCTGGTCAACCGGATCGACGGCCCGTCGGATCTGATCTCGGACTTTCCCACGGTGCGGGTGCACACCTTCGCCGCCGACTACACCGCCGCCTCCCGCGAGGCCGAGCGCACCCACCGCCGGATGCTGCTGCTCGCCCAGGATCTGCCCGACGTGACCCTCGGCGGCGGCGTCGTCGCCAGCTGCGCCTGGTGCGCCACCAACTTCGCCCCCCGCGAGGAGTCCTACGGCGCGGAGTCGGTCATCCGGTTCGTCGCCGAGTACGCCCTCGAACTGCGGTTCACCACCACCTAGCCGACCCCTCGAAGTTACCGCCGCCGACCTTGTTCGGTCGCGGCGTTTTGCGGCACCGCCGCGCCATCGCCGGAAGCCCTTTCGGCACCCCCCCGCGAAAGGAAAACACCCATGCCCGCACCCGCCACCGGCGTCAGCTTCGCCGCCTCCGGCCTGGCCTACCTCAACAGCCTGCGCGTGCGCCGCGGCGGTCGCTGGTCGATTGCCGTGCGCGACTACGGCGGCTCGGCCACCAACATCAGCCCCGGCTCGGCGTTCACCGCGCCCCTCGCCCAGGACGGCACCTGGCGTAACGACCTGTTCGCCATCGTCAAGAACGCCGGCGGCCAGTGGATCTACAACAACTCGGCCAACCTCGGCTTCTACCCGCTGGGCTTCATCCACGCCGACGGCGTCTCGCGCGACCCGAAGATCTCCAGCGACCCGCTCGAAGGTCTGCAGTCCCTCGATCCGATCCGGGTGGACATCCAGAAGCGCGACAAGACCCTGTCGTTCACCCCGCTGGAGCGCAACCTGGTCGTGGACGCCCTGCGGTTCAATCAGCCGCTGGTCAACGTGCTGGAGCGCGCCACCGGGGCGGGTGCCTACTTCGTGGGCGAGTCGGCCACCGACGAGCCGATCCGGCGTCAGGTGCTGATCTGCCACGAGGATCGCATGGGCGGGCTGGTGGAGCGCAACTGCTTCCCGTTCCCGCGGTGCGTGCTCACCGACATCGGCTCGGAGAAGGGCAACAAGAAGGACGCCGACGCGGGCAAGTTCACCCTGTCCCGCGAGATCGACCCGTACTTCGTCGACGCCAACGGCGTTCCCCTGCTCGACGGCCGCTGGACCGCCGGCAGCCTGTGGGTGCAGGACACCGCCTACGGCGTGAGCTTCGTGCCGCCCGGCCCGGTGGGGACCGCCCTGACCGCCACCACGGCCAGCCTGGTGTTCACCACTCCCGTCGGCGGGACGGCTCCGTACTCCTACACCGCGGAGAAGTCGGCCAACGGCACCAGCGGCTGGACCGCGGCCACTGTCGGGTCGCCGACTGTCAGCGGCGGGAACGTCACCCTCCCGGTCAGCGCTCTGACCTCGGGGTCGACCTCGTACTTCCGGGTCAAGCTCACCGACTCCGCATCGGGCACCGCCACCTCGCTGGCGTCCAACGCGGTGACCCAGCCCTAGCGCCCATCGACCACCCCGGCGGGCGTATCGGCTGCGCCCGCCGGGGTGCTTCACCCCGCAGCCGAGTCAGCCGAACCAGCCGAGAGGACACCCAGCCGAAATGACCCAGCCGACCAACGCCGACCCCGGCAAGCGCGCCGCCGATCAGGCCAAAGCCTACGATTCCGTGTTCGCCCCCCGCGAGCTTCGCCTCGACGACGGCACCGTCATCGAGGTGCCCCCGCACCCCAACCTGCGGATGCTCGACGATGACGCTCTGGCGGCCTGGGACGAACTGTGGTTCGAACTGGAAAGCTACGACCACCACGAGATCACGCTGCCCGAGCGCACCGTCACCGACGCCGACGGCACCGAGATGACCCTGCCCGCCGAAACCAAGCAGGGCGGCCTGAAAGTTCCCTACCGGCGCACCGACCCCGACACCGGCAAGACCGCGCTACTCAATCCTCCGTATGAGGTGCGGGTCGCCCAGATCGCCCTCGGCGATGACTACGCCACCCTGCGCGCCGGCACCGTCGGCGGAAAGCGCGGCGCGGCCCGCCATGTCTGGGCCCTGTGGAACGCCCAAGGGTTCGACCTGACCGAACGGCAGGCGGCCGACCCCAAAAGTGTGGACCGCGCAGATGGTCTGGAGGCGGTGGCCCCGGCAGATCGCCAGTGATCTGCAGCGGTTCTTTCACCGCCGTATCGCCGACTGGCATTCCGGCGAGATGTCCAGCCACGAGCTGCTGGAACTGTTCGGCGTGAGCGTCATCGACGACCCCGACACCAAAATCCGCACCATCCGCGTCGATTTCGCCCCCGACGACGGGGCGCTGGCCGCCGAACTGCGCGGCGGCGAACTGCCCGAGTGGCAGCAGATGGTGCGCCAGGCCGCCAACACCCTCGCCGTCCTGCGCGCCGCCCAGGTTCCCGGAGCAGCCGCCGACGAGTACGGCGAGCGGCTGTTCTTCCCGCTGTCGAAGCTGCTGGAGATCGACGACGAGGAGCAGCGCCGCCGCGACGAGGAGCAGCGGATGCGCGAGACCGGCGCCGACGCGTCAATGTCCGCGATGTGGACCCAACCGACCGACGAGGAGGTGAACGAGTAAGTGCCGATCTACTCCGATGTCGTCGCCCGCCTCGACGAGAAGGCCGTGCAGTCGGTCATCAAGGAACTGGAAAGCCAATTTCAGTCCGGGGCCACTGGACTGGGCGAGACGTTCTCCAAGGCGTTCACCTCGGCCTCCGCAGACTTCGGCAAGGGGATGCAGGACAGCATCCGCCAGACCATCGGCGAGATGGGCACCCTCGGCAAGGCCGCCGAGGGGGCGCTCGGCGTCATCCCCCTCAGGGCTGCCGCCGCTGCCACCGGCATCGGGCTGATCGCTGTGGCCGCCGTGCAAGTCGGCCAGGCCCTCTACGACGTGGGTTCACGCTTCGACGCGGTGGCCGACCGGATGGCGGTGCGTACCAACAGCATCGGCGACCAGATGGACGCACTGAACAACTCAATGCGCGAGGCGTTCCGCAACTCCAGCTCGTCACTGGAGGAGATCGGCGACGTGCTCGGCCGGGTCTCCCAGTCGCTGAATCTGACCGGACAGCCGCTGACGGATATGACCCGCCAGATCGCCGACCTGAACCGGATGACCGGCGAGTCGATCAACATTCGCAACTTCGGGCGGGTGCTCGCACAGTTCGGAATCGACGCAGGCCAGGCCGGCGCCACCCTCGACGCGCTGTACTCGGCGTCGGCGGCCACCGGCGCCCCGATCAATGAACTGGTCACCAACCTGTCCAACGCGGGCCCCGCCGCCCGAACCCTCGGGCTGAGCCTCGGCGAGCTGACCTACCTGTTCGGCCGCTTCGAGGAGGGTGGCATCGACGCCGGACGGGCGCAGCAGGCCCTTAATAACGCCGCCAAGGTGTTCGCCGACTCGGGCATCGACATGCAAACCGGGCTGGCCGACACTGTCACCCAGCTCCAGGGCTTCATCTCGGCGGGCAACGAGGCTGCCGCGGTCGACCTCGCGGGCAAGGTGTTCGGCGAGCGCGGCGCGCAGCGCTTCGTAGACCTCATCCGGCAGGGCAGGCTGACCGTCGGCGACCTCAACACCGAACTCAGTGGGACCGCTGGTGCCATCGACAAGCAAAACGAGGCCACCCGCGACTGGGCCGAGAACTGGGCTCAACTGAAGAACCGGGTCACCGACCTCGCACAGACCATCGGCGGTCCCCTGTTCGACGCGCTCAACGCGTCCCTCGGTGTCCTCAACGATCTGCTTGCCCCCGCTTACGGCGGCGAGAACATGACCACCGGCCCCGGCATGGTGGCATCCCAGCCATTCACCCCCGGCGCGCTGATGCCCGGTGTGCCGCTACCTGGAGCCCCTGCCCCGACTGGCGGCGCTGTCGACCGGGGACGCCTCTCCGCGCAGCTGCCATTCCTGGGTGGAGTGATCGGTCTACCCGAAGCCGGGCCCGGCGCCCCGCAGGACATCGCCGCCGCAGTCGCCGCAGGGGGCGGCGGCGGTGGCGCAGGTTCCGCGCCCGCCGTTCCCTACCCGGCCGGTTACGGCCAGCCCCCGGCCCCCGGCGAGACCGTCGAGCAGTGGCAGCGCCGGATGCAGATCATGGACGCCCAGCACGACGTGGCCGAGAAGCAGGCCGCACTCAACCAGCTGGAGTCCTCAAACACCGCCGACCAGAACGCCATCGTGCGGGCGCGCAACGACCTGACCCAGGCGCAGATGCGCGAGTTCCAGATCCAGAACCAGCAGACCGCCGCCCAGATCCAGCAGGCGCAGGTTCCATTCCCCGGCGGGTACGGCGCCGCGCCGCGCCCCGGCCAGACCGCCCAGTCCTACGCCGCCGAGCAGTCCGTCTACGAGGCGCAGCAGAAGCGCGCCGAGGCTGCCGCCCGGCTGGCCCAGGTGGAGCAGACCGCCACCTCCACCGCCGAGGATCTCATCGCCGCCCGCAACAACCTGGCCAAGGCCGAGGGCGACGAGCACCAGGCGCAGCTGCGCCTGGCCGAGTCGGCCAACCAGGCCACCTCGCAGCTCGCCGAGGTCGGTATGCAGCTCGACGCCGACTTCGGCATCTCCAAGGGCCTGCCCGGCATCGTGGAGAACGTCACCCGGATGCTGGCCGGGTTCGCCGCCGCGCCCGTCGTCGGGGCGCTCTCGGGCGTGCAGTCCGGGTTCGGCTAC